TCCATCTTTGATTTATTTATTTATTCCTACTGATATTATAATCGCGACTGCGGCTGTTAATAATATACCTCCAACTATTCCTCCTGCCCATTTCATAACGCTCCAAGCGGCCATCGGAGAATACTTCTGATCTGATGCCTCTATAAACTTATCGAGTTTATCATTAAGAGACTTAAACTCATCCTTAGTCGATAAGGTAAATTCAGCGAAGTTCTTATCTAGGTTCTGAATCATTATGTTTAGTTCTCTAGTAGTAGGCTCGTTCATGTCGTGTATGTTTCAGGCGTTCCATCTGTCTGAACTTGGTCGACTTCTTTCTTTGTTTTTTCCTGCCAGTCTGCGAATCCTGTTTTTTCAGCTTCGATCGTTAGGTTAACTCTGTCAATCGCATATTCGACTCTCGTTATAAGCATGTTCTCTCTTACGAGATCGAGCTTGTCGTTATCGAATCCTACGAAGTTGCATGTATCTCCCGGCTGGATACTTTCAATATCATATCCGGTGATCCCGTCCACTCCACTATCGAAGTTATTATCGAAGATAGTGCAGTATATTTTAATCTCCGGGCGCTTCATCAATTCGAGGAAACTTGCCGCTATGGCGTCTCCTGAGATGTCTCCGGCGACGGCATAATTATTGATTCCTGAATCTACATACCTCTCTATCCTTCTTCCGAATTGCGCTATCGATGTTGCATCATCGTATGCTTTGTAAAATGAATCAGCTCCGGGCGGTTCCCCATTCCAAATTATTATACCATTTCTCAGCGATTCTATGGTTTTTTCTCCCCTCATTCCGCTGAAATGTTTACCGAATTCGAACGTATGGGTCGGGGTTGTCGGCTTTGATTTAAGTGATAGGAGTCCGACTTCATCCACGTAAAAGAAATAACCGGCCGGAGCCATTCCTACGATCTTATCTATGGCGTTCCGATATGTCTTGTTTTGAAACATATACTGGACCGTGGTTGCCGTGAGAGGAATGCTTAACGCCGAATAAGATATTTTGGCGTCTGCATTTTCTGCTATAAATCTGTCTATTATTCCTCTCGCGATAAGTCCGACATCTGCCGCGTCTCCGTCTGCGGTTGTCGTCAGTCCGGCCGACGAGTCTGTATAAAGTGTTGTGTTCGCTCCGTTTTTAAGGATATCAAGTCCGAGTTTTGTGTACTCTCCGAGCGCGTGAATCGATATTGATTCATCGCTACCGTTCACATACGGCTCGATCATCGAAATATATCCCGAGTAAATAATCACATATCCGTCGCTTATGTTTATCGTGTCATCGTCTGATACGTATATATTGAGATAATTCCCGATCTGTATCTCTCCGCCGTCATAATCAAATTTAACGGCGAGTTTTACTATCGCTTCTCCGAGTCCTGAGTTTATTTCTTTCGTGAATCCGTCAAAGCTCGCGATGTCTGAGATGTCTTTCGCGAGCGTTCCGTCTGGGTGATATATCCTCGTGATGATTTTTTTCATTACAGATATTTCTTACAGTAATCAACCGATCCTTTGCAAGTTGTTCCAAGTTCTTCTCCCATATAGTTTATCTTGAACAAGAAATCATAGGATGATTTATTAAACCATGTCGAACTATCAAAATAAGCTCCATTTCCCCTTTTATATAAAGCATTTGTACCTTCTGATCTTGACCATATTACTTTGTTACCAGCGCTTCCTACTGTCTCGGCACTCAATACAAGCCAATATGTTTTCCCAGCTGTTAAAGAGAACTGTGCGCCAGAGTATAATAAAGTCCACACAGGAGTATCAGCTGTTAGTGATTGTGCAGCGAAATTTCCCGACGCTATATTAGTTAAAGGATCAGGAAAGCCACCTTTATCTTCCTGAATAAATAACGCCATATCACCAGAAGGAGATCCCAGCTTACATATCTTTGCATAAATGTTTTTATAAGATGATGCTGAATTATCTACTCTAAAAGACTGAGCTAATTTATATCCATTATTCAAATAATAACCTGTACCTTGAGATACAACTTCTTCTATTCCACTCCACGATTGGTCTATAACATTACCAACCTGAACCTCAACATTGTTGGCTCCCACGATAAACTCAGGGAATTGTCCATAATAAGGAACTACTACGCTTGATACTTTTACCGTTTTAAGTCGGCAGTCTAGTTCTATATTCGCTCCACTCGAGAGTCCTCCTAATACTGGTATCACCATTCTCTGCCCGTTGTCTAAATTCTTTATGGCTATTCCGAGACAAGTTGCGCTCGTTCCCTGCGGCGCGATCGTGATTCTCGGTTTTGGCGGAGCTGACCCGTCAAAGGTCCACACGTCCGTCCATGTGTTTGAAAAATCCTCTAATGCTATGAGACTCGTTTCTGTCGTGTTCTCTCCTACTCCCGACGGCACAACAAATTCTGCCGTCCATGGAACATGACCAATGTTGAAGTGATCTCTGTTGAATTCGTGTCTTATACATGTGGCCACATATCGGCGAGTGCCTCCGTTCCATGATATATCTAGGTTTTTGTTTCTCCTTGAGAAAAGTTCTTTGAAAATATCTATTTTTGATTCGAGATCCGCTTCCGATGTTCCTATAAGATATCCCTGGACTGGTATTGTTTTTCTACCATATCGATCGTTTACAAGAACAGCCCCGTTTTCTCGGGGCAAATCTAAAAGGTTCAAAAACCTTTCCGGGGCGCTTTCGTGTTTTATAAATCGAGGGACATGGGTTGTATCGAGTATTTCAGTATTATCAAATTTAATTGAGTCTGCCATATCTCTATTATATTACTTTCCGGCTGTTCCCCTTAATTGAGCCTCTCTATTAAGCGCTCCGACTACCGCTTTTTTAAGAGAATCTATATCGCTTACGTCTCCGTTGAAATTAAATATATTTTGAATTCCCTGTCCTATAGGCCCACCAAATGTAGATAATGCAGTAGGGGCAGATGATTTTATAAGCTCGGCCGGGTTTATTCCTTTTGCTATGCTCTCGAAGAATCCCATGTTCTCATATCCAGTGGCTTTTGTCCCAGCCGCCATTGTTTCCTCTTGGAGTTTTATCAACTTCGCTTTTCTTTCTCCTGTCGCTTGTTCGATAAGAGGGTCAAGTTTTTTTGCTGCCTCCATTGCTCCCTTGCCGGATTCAGTCGTCTCGCCCATCACTTCCTTTGTCTTTTCCCAGGCTGTGTAAAGATCTACAAGCGCTGTAGTAAGAGCAACTATGGCTAATATGACTGGGTGCGCACAGAGAGCTATAACAGCTACTTTTAATGCTACAACTCCACCTATAATAGCAGGAAGAATCATTCCAAGAGTTCCTACTACAGCTATAAGTCCAGTCAGTGCTAAAGCTGCAATAAGAATATATTTAGCAAGTTCTGGGTTTTGATCTATCCACTTTGTGAAACTTTCTATAATCGGTGTGAGTTTATTTAATAGGTCTTGGATTATAGGAATAAGCGTAGCTCCTATTTTCGCAGACAAATCAGTAATCGTGGCGGCCAGTATTCTCTGCCTATTAGCTAAACTGTCACTCGTATTGATGAAGTCTCCTTGAGTAACAGCCGTCTGTTTCATAATAAGGTCAACTCTGAGCAACCTTTTCTCTTGCTGTGTCATCTCTGCGACACTCTTATTTATGCCAACCGATAATGCATAAGTCTCGAGGGTCGCGTCCGTTACGTCTCCGGCGTATCTCCTGATCGCTTCCGTTTCGCCTCTTAGTGCCTGGTTGATTGCGCTCATGGCGTCGTCAACATCTGTATTAAATACGGAAGCCATGTCTGCCGCTCTTTTGGTAAGGTTGATGGTTTTTTCTGCTACCTCATCAGCAGATAAGCCGGTATCTTTTAATAATGCTCCGGTCTGCGTTGACATTTGGTTGAATGCGCTTTCAGTCATTCCAACCGACGTGCTTGCCGTTTTAGCAAACTCGAGTATCTTATTGGCCCCTTCTTCGAATACCACAGTCACGGCGTTAATACTTTCCTCAAGGTCTGAGGCATTTTTAACCATAACAACTGTCCCGGCAGATATTGCCGCAAATGCCGCGGCTCCTCCAATAGCCATTTTCCTGAACGCGGGTTGCATAGCATTGATACGTCCTTGTATCCCGGTAAGGACAGAACTGGCTCTGTCCTCTGCCGCTACTATTATGCTTACTTTTGTTTCAGTTGCCATTGTTTATTGCTTTAGTTGTTTGGCCGCCTTCTGTGAGTCTATGCTTATTTTCTCTGTTATCAGATCAATAAATGGTTTTGGCTGATTCATATATTCGTCATAAGTCCACCCGAACATCTCGCAGATTACTACCTTCAACATCTCCTTATCGAGATACCCCTTAGCGTATTCTATAGCTGAGGGATTGTTACGGCTTTTTTTTTGCCTGATACATCTCCGAGGATTTCCGTGATCTCGTTGTAGTCATGATATGGCAGATCCATAATCCTATCTACAATGTTTTCGGCGACACCGTTTAGAGATACGACAAGCAGTTCGATTGTCTTTTTATTTACCTCTGTTTCGGCGATCGGATTAAATCCGTCGATCTTGATATCATTTCCGATCATCGTCATCTTTGCGTCCTTGAGATATATATCCTGAATCTGATTATATTCTCGGCCGGTTGCATAAGAGTAGTATTCTATTTCAAATCCCCCTTTGGTCTTTACTTTTTTTGTTTCTCTCTGTGTATCCATGGTGTTTTTATTTTTTATTTTAGTAAGCGGTCCCTGCTGTCCTATTAACAAGGGATACGGTCATTGCGGCCGCGTCTCCACTATCATATAAGACTTCGAACTTCTGATCGTCGACAATGTGATCTCCTACGTTGACAGCATTATCGTTATCAATAAGTTTTACCTTATTGAGTTTTAGAGTTAGCTTCTCTTGTGTAGAGAAATCTGCCTTTATAAACTTCCCGAGCATAATAACCGTTATCGCTTGCTTAACTCTATCCATCCAACTCTGTCTTTGCTCTACGTTCTCGAATAATTGCTTTACCTCTATCTGCGCTTCTTTGGTCCTGGTCAGTATCTGCACCGGGTCCATTCTAGTGCTTCCATTAGCGGCATAAAGGTTATTCTTAATCGACATCACGAAGTCGTATATCGGAGTAGCGGTGGCTCTCGTTGCGGCGGCTGTATCTGCGTTTGCGCTAGTGTCTGCGATACCTACTAATGAGTTTCCAAAATAAAGAGGGTCTTGAAGTGACGGGAGAGATACGGTCTGAGGTTTAAGATAAACTGGCGCTCCTATCGAAGCTGTTACTGACGTTGATGTAAATCCTACATCGTGTCCGTTCGTACTTACTGATGTTAGTGTAAGATCGACACCCCCTACGTTTATTACATCTCCTATGACAAGTCCTCTATTGGGAGATATATCGTATTCATCATCAAGGGTAAGCGAAGTCATCCCTGCTCCCGTTAAAGCAACCCCTACTGATGATATTGATACTTGTGCTTGCGCCATGATACTCGCCGTGATCTCGAGCTGTCCGTCAGCAAAAGCCAACTTTAAGTCATTTATAAGAACTCCGCAGTATCTCTGCGCATAAAGACCCTTCTTGATTTCTATCGTATATGTTTTCGGCGCTCCTACGGTGAATGGGTGAGTGTATCCGTTGGCCGCGTCTCCGGTCGTTATTCCTTTTGCCATAACCATATTAAGGAAATGGCCGAGGCTGTCAGGATCGCCTAGGACGACTATATCTCCTTCGTGGGTTCTGTTACCTCGAAGTAAGTCATCGCTTTTCCAGTCCATTCCTTTCATTCTGCGATCTGCGGAATGATTTACAACTGTCTTGATACTCTCACTCACTAATGGGACAAATACCGTGGGGATAACGGCAACTCCCGGAGTTGTTTCCGGTTTAATTGCCAAGTATGAGTTATCTGCTATATAAGGCATTTTTATTTATTTATTTTTATATCGACTTTTCCTTTTTCTTCACTCTGTTCTTTTTCTACTAAAACGAAATTAGCATTATGGAATCCTTGAGGCATCTCTCTCGACTCGCCGGATTTCACTATTCCTATCCCCGGCATTGACAGGTCCTTATCAGATATATTCTTATACTTCATAATTTTATTATAACACTTTGATTATGCTGTTGAGTAGTTTTCGACTATTACCAGACACTCTAGTTTGAATATGGCGAAGTTAAACATCCCTGGTCTTACCGTAAAATCAAAATCATAACCTACTACGTTTACCTGCTCCAACGCTCCTGATAAGCTCGGGTCCTGGTCGAACGCCTGTATTATCTGATCGGATACTGATGCCATTTTCTCGCTTGCTGTCTTTTTGTTTGTGCCGGCTTTGCTCTGTTCCTGGTATAAAGTGACTTCGAATGAGAACGTCCTTTCTATGCGATGCGTATCGATCCTATTACCACTTCCTCCGGTTGGCTTTATTACCACCGCCGGGTACTTAGAAAAGTCAGCGTTTGCATAATCAAAAACCTCTCCAAATATAGAAACATCGCTCTCGTCTTTAAGAGTCTCTATTTTAGTTTTAATCGCTGATTGAATATCTACTATTGTTTTAGCCATTTGAAAATAATGAAGCTACTCTTTCCATTGCGTTTCTAAAATACTGATCGACCTTTGCTTTAGTATTATTAACTGCCCTTTTCATATATGGATTGGCCTGAGTTCCCGGGTGGTGAACTACTCGCGCAAAGAATCTATTATTCACTGTCTTAGATCCTCCTCTTGGGCCTGTTACTGTTCCGGAGCTTGTCCATGATAAAGACTTGGCGTTTCTTGGTCTTATTATATGGGGCCTTGTCCCTTCTTCAACGTACAATGAGTATTTGGCCATTGACTCTATTACTCCACTCAACTTAGAAAGCATTTTAGAAGTTATTTTTTGTCTGAGATTTCCTCCTCCTGATTGCTTATTAACTGGAGCTTGTTTCATTGCTTCGCTCTGTATTGCCACTACTGATTTTTTTACTGCTACCTCAATTTCAGATATTACTTTGACTGGGGCTTTTTTTATTGCCGCCTCTAGTTTATCCAGTCCTTCTATTTTTACAGTATATCCGCTCATGTAGAGAACTCTTTTATTCTGACTTCCATGTGTCGGTCATATCCTAGAAAATTAAAGATATTAACGCCGACTACAAGATAGTTATTTGATTCAAAAACGATCCTATCGTTTTCTAGTATATCTGACACCGCACAGAACATCATCAGGTCTTTACTGAAACTCCCTGGTTGATCTTCTGAAAAGCTCTCATCTAATGGTTGGATGTGGCACAAAAGAGAGGATATATGGCTTATATATTCCTCTGTCTCTGTTTCGGCGATTGCGGTCAGCCTTTCAACTGATACAGTCTTGTCATAGTTTACTTCTATTCCGTTCATTAGAATGTGAATTTTTTATAACTATCGAGTATCTCCTTTATGCGATCGAAATCCTGCCATTGCTTTTCTTCTTTATAAGTCACGCTGTATCTTCCTATACTCATGTTTGCAACTTCTCCTTCTGCGTTAAGGGAATAGTTTATGATTCCCGCCGTGAGAACTGTCGCGGCCTGTACTATATCCGCCGGGACGTTTACGCTGAATCCCCACTTTCCAGTTATTTTGATCGCTTGAAGCGGACCTCTCGGGAAGTATGATCCGCGCATCTTGATCTTCGTCTTTGGCAATCTGTTCGCCGGGTATGAAACATAATCGGCGGGTAATTCCACGATCGTCGGGTTGTTAACTGAATCAAGTACCACTTCCGTTATCGCTACCGCGTCGTCTATCAGAAGGGTTGATGAATTATCTCCGTCAAAATATCTGGCCGAAGCTACCGCATCCGCCTTGAAATTACGGCCGGTCTGATTGTCTATGTATGCTTCGATTTCCTCAATCCAAGTTTCCACCTGCGCGTGGAACGTCGGGTCTATGGTTATAAGAAGATAGTTTTCTATCGCCTGTCTCGTTGTATATCCTTTTGCCATTTGTTTTATTGATTATACCATTTTTAATGATTTATACGGGCTGACTTTTGGCGAGTATGGGTTTACTTTTGGATAGTATGGACTTGTCTTTTTAGTGTAAGGGTATATCCGAATAACGTACTGCATAGATTTCGTTATCGGATGCGTAGATTTAACGGCATATTTTAAGCTCTTGGTCTTTACGTGAGATTTTTCTACTTCATATTTAAGACTCTTGGCGATCGCATTCTCCGTTTCGATTTCATAAGAGAGACTCTTTTGAATCACTCCTGATCGGATCGTCGTATATTTAAGAGTTTTGACTATGCCCTCTACGGTTCCCACCTCATATTTTAAGGACTTTGTTACGGCCCCATTGGTCTTTATCCGATAAATAAGACCTTTAATCTCCGCTCCTGGGGTTGTTTTAACCGCATATTTAAGAGTCCTCGTTATTGATACGGGCTTAATAATTTCGTATTTAAGATACTTCGAGATAGCGCTCTGTGTGTCTATCTGATAGGCGAGTCCCTTGATTACGGTTGATATTGTCCTTACTTCATATTTAAGGCTCTTTATGGCCTCGTTTTGCCCCGTCACGGCGTATCTCAGCGTCTTATTGATGGCCGGTTGCCCCTCCGATATGGTGTATTTAAGAGATTTGGTTACTGATACCGGGGATGTCACCCTGTAAGTAACGCCCTTTGTTATTCCCGATTCGTTCTTTATCTCGTAAATAAGGCCCTTATTTATCGATCCTGGCGTTATTATGACGCTGTATTCCAGTCCTTTCGCGATGCTTATCGGCCCGGAGATCTCGTATCTTAAAGGCTTTGTCTCCGATACTGGGGATTTAACGATGTATGTTAATTCTTTTGACTCTGAGTTTTCGGTTTTAATAGCGTATCTCTCGGACTTTGTGATCGAGTTTTCTGTATCTACCTCGTATCGTAATCCTTTTTGGATAGCGCTCGGAGATGACGTGACCGTGTATTTTAGTCCCTTCTGAATATCCGTCGTGGTTGCTATAAGAATCTCGTATTGTAACGATTTAGTTAAAGACGCCGGCGCCAACACTTTATAAACGAGTGACTTCTGAATCGCACTCGGTGTCGTGTTTATGTCATACCTGAGGCTCTTTGATATTTCCGATGGGGTCGTCGTTAAGCAGTATTTTAGAGATTTAGTGACTGCGCTTGCGGCCGCCTTAACTGTATATTTAAGGGTCTTAGTTGATGATACCGGCGCTTCAACAATGTATTGGAGGGATTTTGTCTTTGCTGATGGCACAACTATAATCCCATATTGAAGGGATTTTTGGATACTGACTTCTTGGGCCGCAACTATGTCATATTTCAGCGACTTCGTGATCGCCGCCGGTATTGTCTTTACGCAATATCTCAGCGACTTCGTCACGGCACTAGGGATCGTCTTTATCTCATACTGTAACGATTTTGTCTTCGCCTCGTAGGTATATCCGTCAAGCAGAATATAGCCACCGTCTTCTTGGGTGATTGCGCTTCCGTCTTCTTGAAGTAATTTATAGTTTGCCATTAGAAAAATCCAGCCTTGTTTTGACTGGATTCAACTTTTGCG